TTCTGTGAATTAGCTGCCGAGTCTGTGACTTGGACCTCGTTAAATAATGCCCCTTAATTGAAATGGCAGCCCCGTTTCAGAATTATTCTGGCGGTGTCCTTCTTGCGGACATCGTAAAAAGAAATAACTTGTCTCGCTATGTAAGTGAGGCAATCAAAGAGCGCAGTTTATTCGTAAAGAGTGGAGCTGTAGTTCGTAACTCTTTCCTTGATTCAAAGGAAGGCGGTACACGTATTCAAGTCCCTGAGTTCAACCCAGTTTCACCTACAGAAGAGGTAATGACTGGTGCTGCTAACTGGGGAACATCTACTGCTGGTTATTTAACACCACAGAAGATCACCACAGATACACAGATTGCATCTATCTGCCACAGAGGTTTTGCCTATGCGGTTGATGATATTGCAACTTTGGCTGCTGGTGAAGATCCAATGCTTCACATCCGCAACCAGCTTGCTGATGCAATCAACAAGTTAAACAGTCAGAGACTTTTCTATCAGTTACACGGTTTATTTGGTACTGCTCTAACAACTAATAAGTTAGATCTTGCTAAAGCTGCTAGTTCTGGTGCTGCTGAAGCTAACTATTTGACTGGTGCAAATGTAGCTCAAGCTCGTGCATTACTTGGAGAGCGTGGTGATGAGTTAGATACTCTGATCGTTCATCCTAATGTTGGTTTCTATCTGTATCAGGTAGGTTTATTAACATTCTCTACTTCTGCATTAACTTCTGGTGGCGCAGTCACCTGGGGTGGTGGTGGAGCTGGCGTTAATGCTAATAGCATTGGCACATTTGCTGGCTTGAATGTTGTCATGGATTCTCAGGTGAACGCTGTTCAGCCTGGTTCTTCTGGTCACATTAAGGAGTACTACTGCTACTTAGTGAAGTCTGGAACAATCCTTGAAGGTGTTCAGCAGGATCTAAGAATTGAAGCTGATCGCAACATTCTTTCTAAGCAGGATGTTCTATCAGTTGATTATCACACTGCTTATCACATCTTGGGTACTAAGTGGACTGCCGCTGCTGACAACCCAACAAACAGTGTTCTTGGTAATAAGGACAACTGGGGTGCTACATACGATGTAGATCTAATCCCAGCAGTTCAGTTAACAGTTAACACACCTTTAGACACTTCTACTCTATAACTAGAGAGCAGTAGGTCTGCATAATTAAGCCTCACTTTCGGGTGGGGCTTTTTTATGACGCTATGATGGGAGAGATATCTATTTATTGAACTGTGGCTGCAACAATTAGTGCCACCTTAAAAGGGGAAAATTCCAATAGCTATGTAACTTTGGCTGAAGCTAATAGTTATTTTGAGACTGTCCCAAACTCTTCAACGTGGACAGACAAAACTGACGATGCTAAGAACAGAGCTTTGATTTCCGCTTGTCGATGGATAGATAGTCTCAATTATTACGGTGATAGATGTGAAGAGGAACAAGCTCTCAAATGGCCCCGAAACAATTACGAGGTCGATAATGTTGAATTGGTATGCACAGCCATACCTAAAAACATCAAGTATGCACAGTACGAATTGGCTAGAGCACTGGCGAATGAGACTGACGCTGTTACAGGAAACAAAGGAACTGATGGAAATATTGAAGAAGTTAAATTAGGAGAAATCGAGGTTAAGTACTCACAATCCAGTCAAGGTACAGGAACAGTAAATAACATCTTTGATGTTTACCCTTGGTTACAAAGTTACTTAGGTGCTTATTGTTTAGGTGGCTCTGGTAGTTATCAAGTCAGAGTTGTGAGGGGTTAATCATGGCAGGATCACTCGACACCGCACTAAAAAGCATCGCTAAACAAGTTGTTTCCAATCTTGGATCGTCTCTAGATACAAGTATTGTGTACACCCGAAAGGCTATGGGTACATACAATGTTGCAACAGGGAACTTAAATTCTGTTGACACAACATACAGTATAAAAGTACCAATAGAATTTGTAGATTCTAGTGAGACAAATGGATTCCAAGAGAATACAGCCAGAGTGTATGTAACACCCGATCTTATAGGGGATAGTCAGCCTTTATTACAGGATGAGATCACTCTTACCTTTTCTGGGTCTACACGTATAGCTAAAATAACTAATATCCGCACATTAAAAGGTGGTCAGGAGTATCTTTTCCGTATAGACATTGTTTTCTAATGAGTCTCACTAATGCCAGAGCAGCAATCGAAGAGTCTCTTCAGGATACATTAAAGGCTGCTAACCCAACAGTATCAGTAGTTTTCGATAACACTCCCTTTACTACCCCTGGAAAAAATAAAAAGTATGTGATGGTAAGTATAGATTTTAGTCAAGCTACTCAGCAGCCACAGGGAGATGCAGTTGCTTACTACAGCGGTTCTGTAACTTGCGGTATTATGGTTCCTAAAAACAAAGGTGCAAGAGATTCAATGGTATTAGCTCAGGATGTTATCAATGCTTTCACTGAACTGAATAAATCAACCTATGTGGACAAATACAGTGTTTCTCCCAGACTATCCCAAATAAACGGTCCAACATCTGTGAATACAGAAGGAGACAGTCACTACCTAAGCGTAGTTACTTGCGATTTTACTGCCAATGGCTAGGGATATAAAGTATCTAGCTAAAGATATAGAATTAGATTTTTCTGTCGCTATTGCTCATGCTGCTTCGGAAATAGCATACACTTTACAAGAAACTGGTCCGTGGTGGACTGGTAGTTTTGGTAAGAGTTGGAAGATAAGTTCTTCTCCTGTCCAACCGTCAAAACCCAGAGTACCTAAAACAAATTTTGATGATATACCTGATCAAAAGCCTAGAGTACCTAAAACAATTCCACCAACTATATTTAATGTAGGTAGGTCAACTTATATAGGAAATGAAGCTGAACATGCAGGATTTTCAATAAACCAGAGAGGAGCAACCAGACCTAATAAAGAGGGGTTTCCTGTTACTTACTGGGAGCATATAGTTGTTGATGGGTACAAGTCTACTGTTCCTGATTTTGTCGCTCCATCCAATGAGGGTAAGCCTAGTTGGTTCTATATCTATTTGAAGCATAAGTATTTCCTAACCAGTGATTTGCATAAAGGTTTTGCACCATTTGGGTTTGATAAATTTAGGTACTAAGCTATGCTACACAAGTAGCTCAAACTTTTTATGTCAACAGAAAGTGCATTAGACAAACTGAAGAAAGCCTTCAGTGTCGAAGAACGTAGTAACTACTCCATTTTTAAGGGGGAAACTCTAATACTTAAGATCTATTGGACACCCATAACTATTGCTGATAGGGACAAGATAAACAGTACACTACAAGCAATGAATAAGGCTGATGATGAAGGTAGCTTAGACTTTGCACTTCAAGTAATTATTAATAAGGCAGAAGATGAGAAGGGTAAGAGGCTATTTACAGACGTAGATAGAGCAGGACTAAGAAGGGAAGTACCTTTAGCTGTACTACTAGACATAATGGCTAAAATGCAATCTTTGGGTGAGGAGGTGGCCCCTGATGCCGTAAAAAGCACACCTGAAGAAGAATAACTATTTAAAACTTCAGTTCTTTATTGCAGAGCAACTAGGTTACACATTAAGGGAACTAAGAGAACGTATGTCCACAGAAGAGTTATATGCCTGGAGCGCATACTACACACTCAAAGCTGAAGAGGAAGATAAAGCGTATAAAGATGCACAGAGAAAGGCTAGTATAGGAACTATGCGCTAAACTTAATTTATTTACTGGGTGTAGCTGTGGCAGGGGCAACATACAGAGTAAATATAGAGCTAAATACTGAAGATCTAAAGGCACAATTAGGTGTCTTAGATGGGATGGTAAGTGGTCTAGGCAAGCAGAAGACGGCAGTAAGTAAAGAGGAAACTAAGACACAAACAAGGTTAAATAATCTACTTAATTCTAATGCTGTCCAGTATGGTAGAAGCCTCAGATTAAGTAAAAAGGGAAAGGATATTGAGGAGGAAAAACTTAAGTATGCCGAGGCCGTAAGTAAGGCTATGGAGGGGGATTTTAAGGCTGCTAGAGAACTAATATCATATAATAGATTAAGTAACACAGAAAAGAAAAATGACCTAATACTCAATGAAAAGACAGTTAAAGTCCAGGAAAAAAGTCTTAAAGTAGGCAGAGGAAGAGCTGAAAGTATAGATGCTCTAGTTAATGCACAGCAGAGGAACTTTAATTTAAGAACTCGTATAATGGAGTTAGATAGAAAGGGTGTGAATACTTATAGGTTAAATCTAAAATACGGGGAATTAAATACAGCTCAAGGTGATAGAGAGTTTGGAACTCATAAACAAATATCTAGAGAATTAGACCTTCAATTGAAGAAGGAAGAGAGGAAATGGAGATGGATGAGAAAACAGAATCAAGAGATTGCGAAATACGCACGTATGGGAGGAGCTAAATCCCCTGTGCGTGGTGATCCTTTTCTAGATGTGGGATCTCCAGCATATAATGATCGTCTGGCTAAAGAGGGTGGCCCTAGCTCAAAACTGAATTACAGAGGAGGAAGACTACTTCCAGGTCCAGCGGGTACAGGAGGACGAGGAGGCTCAAGTGTTTGGCAAAGTGCCGCTATTAGTGGTGCGTTTCCACTGTTATTCGGTCAAGGCCCAGTAACGGCTGCCGCTGGTGCTGTAGGTGGTGGTTTAGGTGCAAAATTTGGCGGTCAGATGGGAGGTTTTGCTGGAGGTTTAATGGCTACATCTGTGGCTCAACAGATTGGTCAAGCCGTAAACAGTGTTTCTCAGTTGGGAATGGCCTTAGACCCTGTTAGGGGAAGTACAGATGAACTTGTCAAAGCAATGGGATTAACTGGTACGGAGTTTGAGAAAAATATAAAAGCTATAAACACTTTAGGAAATAAGGAAGCTGCACTATCTCTTGCTAGAGAACGCATGGCAAATCTAGTAGGCAAGAAAGGAGTAAAAGCACTAACTGATTTTGGTAAAAATACTGCTCGACTGGCTAGTGAGTGGTCCAAAGCAATGACTCAGATGGGTGCTGCTTTTGCTGAATTTTTGGAGGAGACAGGCATCGTCCAGTGGATGACCAAGAAGATACAAGGAAGGAATTTATTTAGCCAAGCTAAAAAGTCTGAAGATCCAGAGATACAGAGGCTTTGGGGATTAAGTAGGGATGCTATGTTACCTCCCTGGGCGCAGAGCGATGAATACAAAGAAGATCCTAAGAGCCGCAATGAAATAGTTAAAGAAATACTGGAAAGGCAGAAACTAATAAATGCTGGTCAGGATGAAGCGTCTAAACTGGCTGCCGAACAAGGGGCTAGAGATGCTGCAAACTTGGCTAGAGTTAATGATATGTATAAACAGATCGGGGATACAGTAAAGAATGGTTTAGTTGATGGTATATCTGCGGCTATAGAGGGAACTAAGAACTTAGGGGAAGTGGCAAGTAGTGTACTTAAAGATATAGGAAGAACAATTCTTCAGTACGGAATAAACTCTTTCTTGGTAAGCCTTTTCCCCAATAGCAAGACATGGGGTAAGATTTTTGGCAGAGCTTCAGGCGGCCCAGTAACAGGTGGCGATCCTTATGTAGTTGGAGAAAAAGGGCCAGAGCTTTTTGTTCCTAATTCAAGCGGCAACATCGTTCCAAATCATGCAATGGGAGGTTCAATGGTTGTTAACGTAGATGCTTCTGGTTCATCGGTAGAAGGTGATGATGATAGAAGTAGACAGTTAGGAGAACTTATTGGTGCTGCTGTTCAATCAGAAATTATTAGACAGCAAAGACCTGGAGGTACACTTTATTAATTATGGCTAATTTTCCTGCAATTACTCCAACATACGGAGCAGCAAAGACGAGTCGACCAAACATGAGACAGATTCAGTTTGGGGATGGTTACGCACAAGTTATACGCTTCGGTCTTAATCAAAATCCAAAGACATGGAATTTAAGGTGGGAAATTTCTGAAACAGATGCAGATACGATAGAAACCTTTTTAAATGCTAGGGCTGATGATGGTGCGACTTTTGGTTGGACACCATTAGACTCTTCTACTTCTTATAAGTGGCGTTGCTTCGCTTGGACTAAATCAATACCTTATAAGAATAGAGCCACTATAAAGGCAACATTTATTCAGTATTTTGAACCATAAATGGCAGTAGCAGCTTGGGCACAGAACACCGCATATAGCCTCGGTGACATAAGAAGACCTTCTTTAGTCCCTGTAGATGGTCTGTTTTTTAAAGTTTCAACCGCTGGAACAAGTGGTTCAACTGAACCTGTATGGACACGAACTATAGGTGAAACAACCGCAGATGGTACTGCTGTTTGGACTGCAATCAGTAGCGTATATGAAGACATTTCAACATTAGCTCCAAATACAATTATTGAGTTATTTGAGATGCAATTAAGCAACGATTTACACGGTAGTACAGACACATATAGGTGGCATAATGGCTGTAATGCCAATGTATCTGGCAACATTACTTTTGCCTCACAAGCCTACACAAGACAACCTATAGAGGCTAATGGATTCAGGTATTCAACCAAAGGTACTCTCCCTAGACCAACTTTAACAATTGCAAACACTGGTGGTGTGATGACAACGCTATTACTTCTAGTGAATGATGTAACCACAGGTAATGATTTGGGTGGAGCAACGGTTAGACGAATTAGAACACTAAAGAAATTTTTAGATGGGGAATCCGCCGCTGACCCTAACGCACGTTTCCCTACAGAGATTTGGTACGTTGACCGTAAAGCTTCTGAAAATAGAAATGCTGTTGTTTTTGAACTTGCCAGTGAGTTCGATCTACCAAACACAAGTGTCCCAAGAAGACAATTAATAGGAAATATTTGTCAGTGGGCTTACCGTTCCACTGAATGTTCTTATTCTGGTAGTAATTATTGGAAGGCCGATGATACTGTTGCAACTTCCTTGGCTCAAGATAAATGTGGCAAACGTATAAGTTCTTGTAAATTAAGGTTTGGAGCTAATAATGAATTACCGTTTGGCTCTTTCCCCACAGCAGGAAGAACACAATGAAATTATCGGAAGCAATCCAAGAGAAAGCCCTCGTACATGCTAAAGAAGATTTCCCTAGAGAAAGTGTTGGCTTAGTTCACATTGTTAAAGGTAGGGAAAGGTATTTCCCTTGTGAAAATATTGCTGATGAGCAGGATTTCCATTTTGTTTTAAATCCAGATGATTACATCAAGGCAGAAGAAAAAGGTGAAATTGTGGGCGTTATTCATAGTCATCCAGTAACAAATCATGCTCCTAGTCCTGCTGATTTAGTTGCATGTGAGAAGTCTGGATTACCTTGGCACGTTGTTAATCCACAGACGGAATTATGGGGGTACTGTGAACCATCAGGATACGAATTGCCCTATGTTGGTAGGCAGTTTTTTCATGGGATTATTGATTGTTATAGTCTTATTAGAGATTTTTATAAGCGTGAATTTAATATAGAACTAACGGATTATCAGAGAAAAAATCAATGGTGGTACAAGGGGGAGAATATGTATTTAGACCACTTTAAGGATGAAGGCTTTATAGAAATACCTGCGGAAGAGATCGAATATGGATCTGTCATTTTGATGCACTTAGAAGCTGAAGTACCTAATCACGGAGGTATCTATATTGGGGATGGCATGGTTTTACATCATGTTCAGGATAGACTGAGTTCACGAGATCTTTATGGTGGCTTTTACCAAAAGAACACCGCTAAAATCCTTAAACATGAAAGTCGTTAAAGTTTACGGAGAATTAAAGAAGCGATTAGGTCAAGGTCGTTTTGAGCTTGATGTAGCTACACCTGCTGAAGCGATAAGAGCTTTATGTGCAAACTTCCCTGGGCTACAGAGGTGGATTATTGATAGTGAACAGGATGGTATAGGTTACAAGGTGAAGGTAGGGAGGGAAACTATAGGGGAAGAAAACTTGGAGGAGCTTCACTATCCTTGGAGTGAGAGGGATGTGTTCAGCATCACTCCTGTACTAGCTGGCGCAGGTAGGGGATGGGGAAAAGTTATTGTTGGTGCGCTGCTTGTTACTGCTGCAATAGTTTTCGCTCCAGCAGGTACAGGATTTATGGGGTTGGGTTCTCAGAGTGTAGCTCCTGGTGTATCCCACGCATTTACTATGGGAGCAGCAGCCTCAAGCTTTGTCGGTTCAGTTGGTGCTGCGATGATGTTAAGTGGGGTAGCAGAAATGTTGTCTCCTGTACCGAAGATGCCAGAAGACCCCGAACAGCTACAGAGCTTCAGTTTTAGCGGAATTGTCAATACATCAAAAATAGGAAGTCCAGTACCAATTGCATACGGACGGGTTTTTGTCGGAAGCTCAGTCATATCAAGTGGTCTTGACGTCGATCAATTAGTCTAATGCAATACATCCGAGGTGCTGGTGGTGGTGATAAAGGAGGTGGTAACGAACCACCTGTAGAAGCTCCCGATTCGCTCCAGTCAGTTCAATATGCGAGTGTCTTAGACCTCATTTCAGAGGGAGAAATACAAGGTCTAGATGATGGGCATAAATCAATATATCTTGATGGAACGCCTGTCCTTGATTCAGGTGGAAACACAAACTTCTCTGGTTACACAGTATTAACTAGGCAGGGAACTCAAGCTCAAGTTTCTATTGCAGCTTTAGATGGTTCTGAGTCAGAAGTAGCTGTAGGAGCACAGATTGTTAACGCAACTCCAGTTGTTAGACAAATAACGAACTCTAATACAAATAGAGTAAGAGTTACTTTAAGGATTCCTTCTTTTCGTAAGATTGAAGACGATGGGGATATTATTGGTCAGGAAGTAACTATTAAGATAGAAGTTCAATATAATGGTGGTGGTTATAACTTAGTCACGCAAGATACGATAAAAGGAAAATCTAGTAACGTTTATTTGCGTGACTATTTGTTTAGTTTAAGTGGCGCCTTCCCTGTTGACATCAAGCTTACTAGAGTTAGTGGTGATGATGCTGGGTCTAAGGAAGAAAGTCAAACATGGTGGGCAAGTTACACTGAAATTGTTGACGAGAAGTTAAGTTACCCCAATAGTGCCTTAATGTATTTAAGGTTTGACTCAAGACAATTTAACAATATTCCTGCTCGTAAGTATTTAATTAGGGGGATAAAAGTAAAGCTTCCATCTAATGCTTCTGTTGATACAACAACTAATATAGGCCGTGTTACATATAGTGGTCTTTGGAACGGTACTTTTGGTGCGGCTACTTGGTGTAATGATCCTGCCTGGTGTTTATATGATTTATTAACTTCGACTCGTTACGGACCATCAATTCCTGAAAGTACACTTGATAAGTGGGATTTCTATGCTATTTCTCAATATTGTAATGAGTTAGTTTCAGATAAAAAAGGCGGTCAGGAACCAAGATTTGCCTGTAATTTATTAATTAATTCTAGGAAAGATGTATATAGAGTGATTATGGAAATGACCTCTTTATTTAGAGGTATGAGCTATTACGGTGCTGGCAGTTTAGCTGTTATGCAGGACAAGCCTGTTGACTCACAGTATTTAATAGGGCCATCAAATGTTATCAATGGAGACTTTGAATATACGGGCGTATCTCAGAAAGCTAGGCACACAACAGTATCAGTCTCATATCAGACGTATGAAGGTTTAGGAGATGTCATGGTTGAACATGTAGAAGATCCTGATGCCATAGCGAAGTACGGAATTATTAATAAGGATGTAAAAGCACTTGGTTGTTACTCACAGGGTCAGGCTCATCGGATGGGTTTATGGACTCTTAAATCTGAACAGTTGTTAACACAGACATGTAGTTTTTCCGTTGGTTTAGATAGTGGGATTGTTGTAAGGCCAGGAATGGTTATTGATATTGCTGATCCAGTAAGAGCAGGAACCAGGAGGTCAGGGCGTATTGGTGCGAGTTCGACAACAACAGTTATTAACATTGATAGTGGTGAAGACTTCTCTGTTGATTTAACGAAGAGTCCAACACTATCTGTCATTCTTCCAACAGGTGTTGTAGAGACAAAAACAATTAGTAACTACGCTCCAAATGCAACTCCTCCTACGGTTACTGTCTCCTCTGCCTTTAGCGAAGCTCCTAATGATGAGTCTGTATATCTAATCCAGACAAGTGATGTGCAGTCTCAGCAGTATCGAATAGTTACTGTTACAGAGAGTGAAAACGGTGTTTCTGCTGTAACAGCTCTTCAATACAACAGTTCTATTTACGCTTCTGTTGATGCAGACGAAGACATTGTTCTACGAGATATTAGTAATTTAAGTGCTGCTCCTGATGCTGTAACAGATATAGAGGGTGAAGAGTTTCTCTATTCAGATGGTCAGGGTGTATTCGTTGGTTGTGATTTGAGTTGGCAGCATAACCGTAAGAGAGTTACAGGTTTCAGAGTTACTTATCGAGTTGATAATGATAACTGGGCAACTATTACGACAGGTGCTCCATCAGTCAGTTTGAGACAGGGTGGTAACTTTGGTGCGTTAAGAGCTGGAACATTACAAGTTCAGATTCAGGCGGTTAACTACTTAAACAAGGGAAGCACTATTGCGACATTTACAAAGGCTCTAGCTGGCAAAACAGCAGCTCCAGGGGATGTTACTAACTTCACAATGATTCCTACAAATGGATTAGCTCGTTTGCAATGGACTCAATCAGCAGATCTCGATGTTGTTGTTGGTGGTCTAGTTAGAATTAGACATTCACCTGCTTTGTCTGGTGTTACATGGGCCAATGCTTCTAGTATTCATAGTGACTTAACTGGTACAGCGAAAGAAGCCTATTGTGATCTTAAGTCTGGTACCTACTTAGCGAAATTTGTTGATTCAGGTGGGCGTACAAGTGTTAATACAGCAATTGTTGAATTTACAAAGCCTGAACTAGCTAATTTAACGAACATCAATACTCAGACAGAGGATACAAGTTTTGCTGGTACAAAGACAGATTTAGTTGTTGCTAGTGGTGAGTTATTAAATGCTGCTGATGGGTCGAATTGGGAGACAACAGGAACTTATTTGTTTACTAATAATCCAATTGATTTAGGGGGTATTTTTAATGTTCAACTTGATAGTACGTTGAAGGTAAGAGGTTTCTTCCCTGGCAACCCATTTATAGATACCTTTGCTGACTTCGATGCAATTGCAGATTTTGATGGTGCTACTCCTGCCACTTGTAATGCAGAAATTTATATAAGAACAACACAGACTGATCCGAGTAGTTCTCCCACTTGGACAACATGGAGGCCGTTTAATAATGCTCAATTCTCTGCTAGAGGATATGAATTAAAGTTAGAAGTTACGACTGGTGGTGATAATTCTGCTCGTATTGCAATTGAACAATTAAGAGTTGCTTCTAACGCCCCAACACGAACAATTACTGGTACTGGAACGTCTTCTGCTAGCGGTGATTTAACTGTTACTTTCCCGAATAAATTTAACGCTACACCTGCTATTGGAATAACAATGAGTGCAACAGGCAGTGGTGACTATTATACGATTGCGAGTAGTTCAGGTACCGCTTTTGCCGTTTCCATTTACAATAGTGGAGGTACTCGTCAGGCACGTTCATTCCACTGGACTGCTACTGGCTACGGGAAAGGTAACTAATGGCTCAGTCAGATCAGGTAATTCAAAACAATACAGGCAGTAATGTCCGTGCTGACATCAATAACAACCTTGCGGCTTTATATAGTCTTAGTAGTGGATCTAGCGCACCAAGTACAACTACAGCTCATCAACTTTGGCTAGATACAAGCACAACACCTGATACCTTAAAGATCAGAAATGCTAGTGATAATGGATGGATCTCTTTAGGTACTGCTGAGTCAAATTTAGGATTAGCAGCATTAGCTGGGGCTACATTTACAGGAAATGTTTTAATCGCTGCTGGTACGGTTGGTGCAGGAAGTCTTAGTTTTGCTGGCGATACAGATACAGGTTTATATCGAGTTGCAGCAAATGATTTAGGAATTACAGCAGGAGGAACATTAAGAGCACATTTCAATTCTGACGGCTTAACACTAAGAGATGGGAAAGCTCTCAGATTTAGAGACTCAGGAAACTCGA